GTCTCTGTCACTGCAGTACTTGAGCCAGGCGCAAATATAAATTTGGCGCCCGAGCGCATCGTCGTATCCGACAAGAGCGACACCGTCTTTTGCGAAATACTTGTTGTCAATATCTCTAGACGCGTACCCTTTGTAATCCCCGGGATCCTCTCCGAAGGAGAGGGTGTCCGGGTAGATGTAAGGGGTAAGCTCGCCGTTGACGTCATCGGCGTGGGGTTGACTTAAGTCATCTCCCACGCGGACGCCGAACCTACCACTAAGTGGTAGGGGGATTGTGTGCATAACACGTCCCTTTTCGTAGGCGAAGAGCGGAGTCTCGCGGCACCAATAGCGGAAGCGCGGCCTGCCCTTAGGGCAGGCCACAGTCCCAAATGGTGTCGAGATCTCCTCGTCTTCGGTAGGGCACGCGCTTAAAAAGGGCGTGCACTCCCGGACTACTTCCATCGATCTTCCCCCGTCTTTGACGGAGGAATCGAAAGAAGCAGCAGACGTCAGAGAAAAATGGACAGATTCGTAGGGGTTACCCCTACCTCTGCTACATTCGGTCCCTAGGACCTTGGCTGTGTCGTAGACACGGCCAAGAAGTTCAGGTTCTGCCACGTATACCTTGGTGGTGATCTCCTTAATAGCAGCAATGGCCTGGTCGAGTTTATCACGCCCTCCCTCAGGGAAGTGCCGTGAGCTCAAGAGGTAGGAGAGTTTCTCTCCGACAAACCATTGTTCCTTCTCAGTCTTGGCATCGACCATACTTTTGAAGTCACTAAGTGACAGCAGAGGATGGAAGACGTTGTTGGAGAAGCGGGCATCCTTAGGAAGCCAGCTACCCTCCTCACAACTACGGTGCACATATAGACCGAAGGCCTTCCAAAGTTCAATAACTTCGGTAGGGCTCCTCAGCGCGACCTTAAAAACTGTCTTAGACAGCGAACTAAGGACCGTTGAAAGGACACGATCACTTTCCCAACGTTCGTACGAGAACATACTGTTGCTAAACAACAGTAATGCCGTAAAAACGGCATGCGTCGATTTTTCGGCGCGTGCATAGGTATCGTAATCGAGATTGAGGAAGTGCTTAGCACCGCTCTCTCCGAGTAAGGCAACCATCTGCTTGTTCATCTTAAGATGAGAGAACTCGCGATACTCAACAAAGTTGGGACCGTGTCGGGCGTGTCTCTTAGAGACTTTCCGCCGTTTAAGTTCACAGCAGTGGTTAACAAACCCTGAGCGCCAAGTATTAGTCAACCTACCCTTAAAGGTAAGGGGGACTAACTGGACCCATGGCCTCGAGTAAAATCCTGAAAGACGTTCGCAGCTTCCTCCAACTACTTCCTTAAGTGAACCACTTAGTGGTCCGAAGGTTGTAGACTCGGGGGTCGGCTGCGCAGACAGGCTTATACTTTCGGGCGGTTTTAAC